ACTGACCAAGTGGCAGGCGATGATCATCAACAGCCATTGGTGGGAGATCAGCGCGACCAAGATCGTGCCGGCGCAATGGTTGACCGAACTGGTTGAGCGCGACTTAAAGAAGGGGACGCGCTACTGGGCGGCGGAAGGCAAACTCTGGTCGGAAGAGAACCCGGACGCATACGCGGGCGTACACAACCATGACGGAATGATGCTAATATTTGACGAAGCGTCAGGTATCGCGGACTCAATCTGGTCGGTTGGGGCGGGGTTCTTTACGGAAAATATTCTGGATCGGTATTGGTTTGCGTTTAGCAACCCGCGACGAAACAGCGGATATTTTTTCGAGACGTTCAATAGCAAACGCGACTTCTGGCAAACGCGCCAGATAGATGCGCGCACGGTCGAGGGAACGGACAAGCAGGTCTACGAACAGATCATCGCGGAGTATGGCGAAGATTCGATACAAGCGCGCGTCGAGGTATATGGCGACTTCCCAAGCGCGGGCGAAGATCAGTTTATCTCGCCAATGATTGTCGAGGACGCATTCAAGCGGCCACGGTACAAGGATGAAACCGCACCTATAGTAATAGGGGTCGATCCGGCGCGCGGCGGTTTGGACTCGACAGTTATTGTAGTTCGCCGGGGCCGAGACATTGTAGCGATCAAGCGGTACAAGGGCGAGGATACGATGTCGATTGTCGGGCGCGTGATTGACGCGATTGACGAATACAAACCAACGCTAACTGTAATAGACGAAGGTGGGTTAGGGTACGGTATACTTGACAGGCTAACAGAGCAACGGTATAAGGTGCGTGGGGTAAACTTTGGCTGGAAGGCCAAAAACCCTGTGATGTGGGGAAACAAACGGGCAGAAATGTGGGGCGCGATGCGTGATTGGTTACGATCTGCCAGTATCCCGCAAGACAAGATGCTCAAGGATGATCTGATTGGGCCGATGAAAAAGCCCAACTCGGCGGGTACGATCTTTCTGGAAGGAAAGAAAGAGATGAAGGCTAGAGGATTGGCATCACCTGACGCAGCCGACGCGCTGGCGGTGACCTTTGCTTATCCTGTAGCGCATCGTGAGTACGTCGAACGGCCTCGTACTCTTACGATGAATCGTGACGCAATGGCCGGATCTTGGATGGGTGCATAATGCTCAAGAAATCTGCTTCTCCTAAAGCGTTCAAAGAGAACATCAAAACCGAAGTAAAGGCCGGCAAGCCGGTGAAACAAGCCGTAGCGATTGCGTACTCGGTCAAACGTGAAGCGGCGAAGAAGAAGTGAAGCAGGGCCTTTACGCCAATATTCACGCGAAGCAGGAACGCATTAAGGCCGGCAGCGGCGAGAAGATGCGTAAACCTGGTGCTGCTGGCGCGCCAACGGCCAAGGACTTCAAAGAGTCGGCGAAGACGGCGAAGAAAAAGTGAAGAAAGGCGTTTCCTTATCCGTCGGGCGCGGCGAAAAGTTGCCGGTTAGTAAGGGCGCTGGCCTGACGGAGAAGGGTCGAGAGAAGTATAATCGTGAGACTGGTAGTCATCTGAAAGCACCAGCCCCAAACCCGAAGACAGAGGCTGATAAGGGGCGCAAGTCTAGCTTTTGCGCCAGGATGGAAGGGGTTGTGGCCCATGCCAAAGGCGATGCGGAGCGGGCTAAGGCGTCACTTAAACGCTGGAAGTGTTGATGGCATCTGATTACACTGGTATTAACGCTGTTGGTAACGTCGCACTGGGTGGTAAACCGCTCAAAAGCGACTCGGATGTACTGTCAACGGCACGAGATCGCCTTTCAATGGCGATTTCGGCGTATTCGGAGTCACGCGAAGACGAGCTGGACGACCTTCGTTTTTATGCCGGTAGCCCGGATAACCAGTGGCAATGGCCGGCGGATGTGCTGGCAACTCGTGGTGCGGTGCAAGGGCAGACGATTAACGCTCGGCCCTGCTTGACGATCAATAAGCTGCCGCAGCACGTCCACCAGATTACGAATGATCAGCGCCAGAATCGGCCTAGTGTCAAGGTCATTCCGGTTAATGACGATGCGGATGTAGAGGTTGCCGAGATTTTCAACGGCATGATCCGGCATATTGAGTACATTTCGGATGCCGATGTGGCATATGACACGGCCTGCGAGAATCAGGTGGCCTATGGCGAAGGTTATATTCGGATTCTGACTGAGTATTGCGACGACAATACGTTTGATCAGGATATTAAGATCGCTCGGGTACGCAATAGTTTCTCGGTCTACATGGATCCGCTGATCCAAGACCCATGCGGTTCGGATGCCAAGTGGTGTTTTATCACCGAGGACTTGAGCCAAGAGGAATATCACCGGCTTTTCCCTAATGCGTCGCCGCTCTCTACGCTAGAGACGCTGGGTGTTGGGGATCAGAACCTGAGCCAGTGGCTAAATACGGACACGATTCGGATTGCTGAGTATTTCTATATTGAATACGACAAGCAGGCTTTGAATTTGTACCCTGGCAACGTGACTGCGTTCCAAGGTACGCCAGAAGACAAAGAGTTGCGGGCGGTTTATGGCAAACCAAAGAAATCACGCCAAGCGGATCGCAAGAAGATCAAGTGGTGCAAGATTAACGGCTACGAAATTCTTGAAGAACAGGAATGGGCGGGTAGTTGTATCCCGGTTGTGCGGGTAATCGGCAACGAATACGAGGTTGAGGGCCGCATTTACATCAGCGGCTTGGTTCGTAACGCCAAAGATGCACAACGGATGTACAACTATTGGACTAGCCAAGAGGCAGAGATGCTGGCGCTGGCTCCGAAGGCTCCGTTTATTGGTTATGGCGGCCAGTTTGAAGGTTACGAAACCCAGTGGAAGACCGCAAACACGCAGAATTGGCCTTATTTGGAGGTCAATCCAGATGTAACGGACGGTCAAGGCGCGGTTTTACCGCTGCCGCAACGTGCGCTACCTCCAATGGCGCAGACTGGTCTGATACAGGCCAAAATGGGGGCCTCGGAGGACATTAAGAGCGCCACGGGGCAGTACAACGCAAGCCTTGGTCAGCAGTCTAATGAGCGCTCCGGCAGGGCTATTTTGGCTCGCCAGCGCGAGGGCGACGTTGGTACTTATCACTACCAAGACAACCTGGCGCGGGCAGTGCGGTATGTTGGCCGCCAGCTCGTTGACCTGATCCCCAAGATTTACGACACGCAGCGCATTGCTCGGATCATCGGACTGGATGGCGAGACGAAGATGGTCAAGATTGACCCCACGCAGCCAGAGGCCGTGCGTAAGATCCAGAACCAAGAAGGGATTGTGATCGACAAAATCTACAACCCAAGTGTCGGTAAATACGACGTAGTGGTTGCGACGGGTCCGGGCTATGCGACCAAGCGCCAGGAAGCGTTGGAAGCAATGGCGCAACTGTTGCAAGGCAACCCGCAGTTGTGGGCCGTGGCGGGCGATCTGTTTGTTAAGAACATGGATTGGCCCGGTGCTGCTGAAATGGCAAAACGCTTTGCCAAGACCATTGATCCCAAGCTAATGCAAGAGGCTGACGACAATCCGGCTTTGCAAGCCGCGCAGCAGCAGATGCAGGCGATGGCGGCAGAGTTGGATCAGTTGCATAATATGCTTCAAAATGTCGGCAAGTCGATGGAAGCGCAGGACATGGAGCGCAAGGACTTTGAGGCGCAGATCAAGGCGTACCAGGCCGAAACGCAGCGTATTAGCGCGGTGCAGGCGGGTATGTCCGAAGAACAGATCCAAGATATTGTTATGGGCACTCTACATGGCATGATCACCAGCGGCGATCTGGTTGCCGAAATGCCGGGGCGTGAGCCTATGGAAATGATGCCGGAACAAGCGGAGTATCAGCAATGAAGTGCGCGGATTTTGTAGGGCTTCTGTTCTTGGCGCGAGATGTAGCCCATAGCGTACATCTCAACACGCGCAGCTACAGCAAACACAAGGCTCTTGGGCATTTTTACGAGCTGATCGTTGAAGCGGCAGATGACTTTGCCGAAGCCTATCAGGGCCGGCACGGTCTAATCGGGCCGATTACGTTGATGTCGGCCAAGAAAACGACCAACATCATTGAGTTTCTTGAGACTCAGCTTAAAGAAATTGAAGATGCTCGATATGATATTGTTGACAAGACCGACATGGCCTTGCAGCAGTTGATTGACAATATTATTGAAATCTACTTGCGTGCCTTGTATAGGCTGCGCTTCTTGGCATGACAATTTCGGTAACCCACACTACGCCGGCAGATGCTTCGTTTAGCGCTACCGGCGCGGCTGCGTGGAATGCCACACATTCGTTTACTGGTGTTTTAGACGTAGCCAACGGTGGCACCGGGACCGCAACACCGGCATTAGTAGCCGGAACAAACGTCACAATCACCGGGACTTGGCCTAATCAGACGATCAATTCGTCGGGTGGTGGGGGTGGCGGCGGCCCTATTCTTGAATCGCAGATTGTAATCAGCCAAAATTACACACTAACAAGCAATACCAACGGGTTTAGTGTTGGCCCGGTAACGGTCGCCGCAGGATATGCAGTAACAGTACCTACCGGACAAGTCTGGGCAATTTGGAATACTTAAATGAGCGCAATTAAACTTCAAGGTAACGCAAGCGGGGCTGGCACCCAAACTCTACAAGCCGCTGCAACTAGCGGAACGCCGGTTATTACGCTTCCTGACGCCACGGGCACGTTAGTTGTTAGCGGCGGTGATGCAGGCACCCCATCTGCGATTGTGTTGACAAACGGAACAGGACTGCCTCTTACGACCGGCGTTACGGGGAACTTGCCGGTCACCAATCTTAATAGCGGCACAAGCGCGTCATCCACTACGTTCTGGCGCGGTGATGGTACTTGGGCAACGCCTGCTGGCGGCGGTGGATCTGGTACGGTTACGAGCGTTAGTTGGACAGGCGGGATTGTTTCGGTCGGTACGCCAACTACAACCCCAGCGTTTACGATTGCGGGAACTTCTGGTGGCGTGCCGTACTTCTCAAATGGCACCACTTGGGCATCCTCTGCTGCGCTTGCCTCTAACGCTTTGGTTGTAGGTGGTGGTGCTGGCGCTGCTCCTTCAACGGTTACGACTGGCACTGGGGTTGTTACTGCGCTTGGCGTGAACACGGGTTCCGCTGGGGCGTTTGTGGTTAACGGTGGGGCGCTCGGAACACCAAGCTCGGGCACTTTAACCAGCGCTACCGGGTTGCCTTTAACGACTGGCGTGACCGGAATTCTTCCTGTTGCAAACGGCGGTACTAACGCAAGTGCTGCCGGTATCACCGCATTCAATAACATTACGGGCTACACGGCATCCGGCGCTACTGGAACGACCAGTACCAACTTAGTGTTTTCAACCACGCCAACGCTCACAAACCCGACTGTTACGAACTACACCGAAAGCGTTGTGGCTATCGGCACGGTAACAACGTCAAGCACCATATCGTTAACTAGCGGCACGGTTCAAACAGCAACGCTGACAGCCTCAACTGCTTGCACGTTCACAATGCCGACTGCAACCGCTGGTAAGTCATTTATTCTATTGCTTAAACAAGCTGCGGCTACAGGTAACGGTACGGCTACATTTACGGGCGTTAAATGGGGGACTGCGGGCGCTCCTACGATTACGGCAACGGCAGGAAAAATGGACATACTGTCTTTTGTTGCTGATGGCACAAACTGGTACGGTTCCATTACTCAAGGCTACACACCATAATGTTTGCCGCCCTAAATAATTTTTTAACACTGCAAGCCGCCGGTGGTAGCGCCCCGACTTCAGTTGATTATTTGGTTGTTGCTGGTGGGGCCGGATCTGCGCCTCAAAGCGGTGGCTCTGGTGCTGGCGGGTTTTTAACTGCTACTAGTTTTTCTGTTACTCCTGGAACAAATTACACGGTTACAGTAGGTGGCGGCGGGGCTTTAAGTTCAACCGTTGGCGTGCGAGGTTCAAATGGATCAAATTCTGTATTTAGCTCAGTAACTGCAACGGGCGGTGGGGCTGGAGGAAGTCAAGTCGCTACCAGTGGAAATGCTGGTGGTTCTGGGGGCGGAGGTGCTGTTGCTGGAACCGGCGGGGCAGGCGGAGCTGGGACATCTGGTCAGGGTAATAACGGCGGGAGTGGAGCGGCGGTTGCAAACTATGGTGGCGGTGGCGGTGGCGGCGCGAGCGCTGTCGGAGCAAACGGTACATCGTCAGTAGGTGGAAACGGCGGTGCTGGAACAGCGTCATCTATCACGGGATCTAGCGTTACGTATGCTGGCGGTGGCGGCGGTGGCGTCTATTACAGCGGCGCAAGTGGTGGTTCTGGCGGCAGCGGTGGTGGCGGGGCTGGAACCGTTGGTGATATTCAAGCCGGAATTGGAACAGCAAATACCGGGGGCGGTGCCGGTGGTACAGGTGGATTTGCGGCATCAGGTGCGAATGGTGGTTCTGGTGTAGTTGTTATCGCCTATCTCGATACATTTGCGCCACTGACATCTATTGGCGGTGGCTTGACTTATGATCAGCCAACTCGCTCTGGTTATCGCGTATACAGATTCACTGCCGGTACTGGCACTATCACTTGGTAATGATTATGGATTACTACGCATTCCTTGACAAAAACAACGTTGTAACCGAAGTTATCGGTGGTAAAGATCAAGGATCAGATAACACCGATTGGGAACAATGGTATGGTGAATTTCGAGGCCAAGTCTGCAAGCGATCTAGAGATGACGGCTTTCGTAAAAACTACGCAGGAATTGGCTACATTTATGACGCTCAACGTGATGCCTTTATCCCTCCGCAACCATTTCCATCTTGGATTTTGAACGAAAAAACCTGCTTGTGGAATGCGCCAGTGCCTATGCCAGATAACGGGCAGCGGTATTATTGGGACGAGGTTACTACCTCATGGGTTGCATCTAAAGCATGAACTCATTTTTTGGTGGTGCTTTTTTTGCCGGAGACTTTTTTCAGTCTGTTGTCACTGGCGCAGAACAATTGTTGATTAAACTTCGGTCATTTACCGAAAGAAGGAGATTCTGATGGCTATTAACCTCAAGGCGATTACTTCAGTAATGGGGTATCAGCAGATCACAAGTCTGAGTTCTGCTACCAAACTGACCGTGCCGCCCCGCGATATAAGCGGTCTGATCGGCTCCCCTCGGATTGCTATCATCACGCCTGAAACGCAGGCAGTGCGCTGGCGCGACGATGGTGTGGCCCCAACCGCAAGCGTTGGTATGCCGCTAGCCGCTGGTGTTACGTTGCAGTATGACGGCGATCTGTCCCAGATCCAGTTCATTGAGCAGACAGCTAGTGCCAAACTCAACATCACTTACTATTCTTGAGGTCGCTATGCAAGTTTCTAACGACTCTCCTGCCGTGAACTACGTTGATTATTTCACCAAGCAGTTTCCAATTGATCTGGCTAATATGGCCGCATTGCGTGACGAGCTGGCTGTTCGTCAGGGTGCATTGTCTGCCGCCCAAGACGCTGTAGATGACCGCGAACGCGCCAAGCAAGAGCTAGATGCGGCCAACGCAGAAGCAGCCGCATTACGGGCTGATTCGGTTGCAGATCGCGCAGCGGCAAAGCAAGAACTGGCTGATGCCAAGGCTAAGGCCAAGGATCTGAATGCCCAGGCTAAGGTTGCGCTTGCTGCTGCGGTAGACCGTGAGACTGCGGTTGAGTTGCGCGAGAAAGTTGTGGCAGATCATGAGGCTTACCAGACTGCGGCCCAGGCTGAGATTGAAAGCCAACAGGCCGATTTGAAAGCTCAGACTGCTGCCTTGGACGCTCGCGTAAAAGCGTTTCAAGATAAAGTTGCTGCACTTACAGCGTAGGACACAAAATGGCCGTTAGTCTTTCACCGATTGGTGGTGCTGGTTGGCAGTTTTTTGACAACAACGGCGCTCCGTTGACTGGCGGCAAACTGTACACATACGCCGCCGGCACTACTACGCCGCAAACCACTTACACCACCAATAGTGGGTCTACAGCCCATGCGAATCCAATTATTTTGGATTCGGCGGGTCGAGTGTCTGCTGGTGGGCAGATCTGGTTGACTGTCGGTCTTTCGTACAAATTTGTACTTAAAACCAGCGTTGATGTACAGATATGGAGCGCCGATAACATTACCGGCATTTCTGGCGCTGGTCTTGTAGAAAATTTTACCGGCACTGGTTCTCAAACTGTATTCACTTTTGCCAATGCGCCGTTTAATGAAAACACCACTCAGGTGTACATCAACGGTGTGTACCAGCAAAAAAACACATACACGGTTGTTGGTACTTCGCTGACGTTCTCAACCGCTCCTCCATACACGGCCAGCATCGAAGTGCTATATGTCTAACAGTAAAATTTCCGCGCTAACGGGGGCAACGACTCCGCTTGCTGGCACTGAGGTGTTGCCGATCGTTCAGAGTGGTGCAACTAAACAAGTAAGCGTTGCCAATTTGACGGCTGGCCGTGCAATTAGCGCAACATCTGTTACTGCGTCAACAGGAAATTTTATTGTTGGCACATCTGGTCAAGGCATCGACTTTTCTGCCACCCCAGGAACAGGAACAAGTGAGTTGTTGGCTGATTATGAAGAAGGTACTTGGACGCCAATTGATTCGTCTGGCGCTGGTTTAACTTTGACAGTTAACTCAGCAACCTATACAAAAATAGGTAGGGTTGTTACTGCATTTGCATATGTTGTTTATCCATCAACTGTTAGTGCGTCAGCGGCTGTATTAGGAGGGTTACCTTTTACTACTCGTGGCAGCAATGGTGGTTTTCAACCATTTGACGTTGCTACTGATGCAACAGTTGGTATGTATAGCTACACCGCCCAAAACGCAACAACAGCAAGTTTTTGGAGTAACTCTGCTAATGCATCAATTACCAACGCAACTTTAAGTACAAAATTTGTGATAGTTGCTATTACTTACACGACTTAAAGGATAAACATGTCTCTGACGAAAGTTTCTTATTCAATGATCCAAAGCGCACCATTTAACGTGGTGGACTATGGAGCGATTGGAGACGGCACAACAAATGATACTGCTGCATTTAATGCTGCGATGTTGGCCGCTGCAAACGCTGGCGGCGGGGTTGTTTTAGCCATTCCCGGAAAGACACATTACATTGCAACAACAATTCTTGTTCCTACAAATGTAATTTTTGATCTTCAAGATGCAACATTAAAAGGGACTGGAAACTCATCAAGCGCAAATACACTTATTCAATCTGCGGTCCTCACCGCTGGCTCTTTGGTTGCCAATACTAGCGCAAACGCCTTGGCCCACATGACCGTGAAAAACGGGAGTTTGTATCAGGCAAAGCAAGCAATGTCACTGCAATCGTGTCTTGATGCTTGTTCATTTGAAAATTTAACAATAACTGAATGTTACAACGGCATTTATGCCAACTTTTGTCTGTATGCGACGTTTTCAAATATTATGTTTCGCAACACAACAGTTGGCTACGGGTACACGTTTACCAACAACTGCAATGCCATAACGCTAAAAAATGTCTACGCTGTTGGGACAAACCCTGGAACAGTAGGAACTGGTTTTGTATTTAGCGCAAAAACTTATTCTGTAAATATGCTGAATTGTTCAGCAGAATATTGTTCAACTGGAATCCTTACTGAAGAATTAAATAATTTTACGATTGATGGTTGCTACTTTGAGGTTGTTTCTCTTGCAATAAATTTACAAAGTTCTGCGTATAGAAAAACCGGGGTTGAAATTAGAAATTGTTTTTTTTCTGCTTGCGACACTTTGATTTCGGGATACACAGTAGACGGATTATATTGGGCGGCTTCAAATCAAAGATTCTCAAATTGCTCTCCAGGCACAATTTCTTTGCCAACAGATACTTCCTACAGCGGCTCGTCATCACTGGCTTTGTGTACAGGTGTGTTTGAATATGTTCAGTCAACAATAACCCCAACTTCAGTTGGTATCCCGGCGTATATGACGCTTTCAGACGGCATTGATTTTAGGGGTGTTTCTAATGCTTCTCAATCAGGAACTGGATTAGGAACGCCAATCTATGCCAAGTCTTACATCCGAAGCGGCGCTAATAATGGCATTGTTCCTTTTGAATACGGTGGTGGAACATCGGCTGTAACGGGAACAGTTCCATTTTGTGTTGTATCAATTCCGACTGGCGCATCAGTAACTGCAACCGTTACTAGCCGAATTACTGCTAGCGGTCAAAGTATGTGCATTTTTTGGCTAAGTATTGTTGATGATTCGGGTACTCGCACATTCCAAGGTCGATGCTACGCAACCACTGTGTATATGGATTCTGCGTTGCCAGCAGGGTACGCATTAACTGTAACCAGTACTGGTTTTTTGGTTATAAATATTACGGGTGTCGTTAACACAAGCGGCAATACCACACTCACAGGACAATTCCGTCACTTGTAAAAGGAAAAATCATGGCGTTGAATAAAAATTTATCTGCAAACTATTTGGGAAAAACCATTACTATTAATGGTGCGTATATGAAAATATCACGCATAGAAGGCACAAAGAGTAATGTTTTGCTAGTCGTCAGCGCACAAACTGAAAAAGATGGTGAGTTGATTTGGGAAAAAGGTTTTGCTTTTGACCCCCTTTCCCAAGAAGCAAACATTTTTGCAAGTGGGTATGGACATTTAAAAACATTGCCGGAGTTTGCTGGCGCAGTTGACTGTTAACCCGTAGCAGTTCGGACAACTGGAAACCTTAATGCTTGACCGGATGGTTAGGCTGGAAACAAGGAAACATCGTGGCTCTCGAAAAAATTGAAGTTGTTGATCTGATTGAAGTTGTTGAAAACGGATGCATTCAAGTTCGCACCAAAACTGCCATCAAAGAAAACGGCGTTGAAATTAGCAGCAAATTTCATCGCCACATTGTTGTTCCTGGTGTTGACTACAGTGGTGAAGATGCCAAAGTGCAAGCAATTGCTTTATCTATTCATACACCAGAAGTTGTTGAAGCGTATAGGCTTGCACAACTTGACAAAAATCTTGCATAATACCGTACCGGCGCGGCTCACCGGGGAATCTTAGGATTCACAATGACCGAAGAAGTAGCGATTGAAGCGGAAGTAGCGCCCGCGCCGGAACTGGAAGCCACGGCGGCCCCGGAACCTGTAGTAGAAACGCCGGAAGTTGTCGCGCCCAAAACTTTTACCCAAGAGGAATTGGATGCTGCAATTCAAAAACGTCTCGCAAGAGAACAGCGAAAGTGGGAACGTGAGCGTCAAGCGCCGCCGCCCGTTGCCGTTGATGTCCCGCCAGTAGATCAGTTTGAATCGGTTGACGCTTACGCGGAAGCCAAAGCACTTAAGCTGATTGAACAGCGCGAACAGCAACGCCAGCAAACGGAGATTCTTGACAAATATCACGAACGTGAGGAAGATGCTCGGGCCAAGTACGATGACTTTGAACAAGTCGCGTACAACCCAAGTCTCAAAATCACAACCGTGATGGCTCAAGCGGTTCAAGCATCTGAAGCGGGCCCAGATATAGCCTACTGGCTAGGGTCTAACCCCAAAGAAGCTGACCGTATTTCTCGCTTGAGTCCGATCTTGCAGGCAAAGGAAATTGGACGCATTGAGGCTAAAATAGCCACAGATGTTCCGGTTAAACGTACTACGTCTGCGCCCGCGCCGATTACTCCGGTAACTGCCAGAACTTCAGGCAATCCGAGTTATGACACGACGGACCCACGGTCCACCAAAACGATGTCTACCTCGGAATGGATTGAAGCAGAACGGCAGCGCCAGATTAAGAAGTGGAACGCCAATCATCGCTAACTTTTTTTAGGAATTACCATGTCAAATAGCATTCTTACGATTGACATGATCACCAGGAAGGCCCTGGAGATCTTGGAAAACAATCTGGTTCTTACCCGTAACGTGAACCGTCAGTACGACGACAGCTTTGCTGTTGAAGGTGCCAAGATCGGTTCTACCCTGCGTATTCGCCTGCCAGACCGCGCTCTGGTCACTGACGGTGCCGCCCTGCAAGTTCAGGACGACAACGAGCAGTACACCACGCTGACGGTTGCAAGCCAGAAGCACATTGGTGTTAACTTCACCAGCGCCGAACTGACGATGCAGTTGGATGACTTCGCAGAGCGCGTTCTCAAGCCGCGTATCTCGCAGTTGGCCTCCAGCATTGACGCTGACGTTGCAAATGCTTACAAGAACATTTACTCGTCGGTTGGTTCCCCAGGCACGACCCCAGGCACTTCGCTCGTTCTGTTGCAAGCCCAACAGAAACTGAACGAAAACGCCGCTGTGATGACCCCACGCTATGCAACGGTTAACCCCGCTGCCAACGCTGGTTTGGTTGAAGGCATGAAAGGTCTGTTTAACCCAACGGATACCATCAGCAAGCAGTTCAAGAACGGCATGATGGGTACGGGCGTGTTGGGTTATGACGAGATCAATATGTCTCAGTCAATTAAGCAGCACACCACGGGTAACTTCCCTGTTTCGCCGATTGTTTCTTCTAGCGCCACGTTTGCCGAAGGTCAATCGACCCTCGCCATTACGTTCAGCAGCGGAACCAAAACGGTTAAACAAGGCGACGTGTTTACCATCGCTGGCGTGTATGCAGTTAACCCACAGACGCGTGAGTCCACTGGTTCGCTTCAGCAGTTCGTTGTGACCGCTGACAACAGCGTGACCTCGGGCACTTCCATGACCTTGGCAATTTCCCCGGCCCTTTACACGTCGGCAAATGCTCTGGCTACGGTTGATTCGTTCCCGGCAACTAGCGCAGTTATCACGTTCCTTGGAACAGCTTCGACCCAGTACCCGCAGAACCTCGTGTACCACAAGGACGCGATCACGTTTGCAACGGCTGACCTGCTGCTGCCTCAGGGTGTTGATATGGCTGCCCGCGCAGTTCATAACGGTATTTCGTTGCGTGTTGTGCGTCAGTACGACATCAACAATGACCGTCTGCCTTGCCGTATTGACGTTCTGTATGGCTTCAGCACGATCCGTCCACAGATGGCCTGCCGCGTCTGGGGCTGAACTTTTTAATTTAAGGAAATAATCATGGCTCTCCCCAATGGCGCAGGTGGTTACCAAGTTGGTGACGGCAACCTGAATGAAGTTATCCTTGGCTATCAAGCCGCTCCTTTGTCTGTGACTGGTACCGCAACCCTG